AGGTTATAACAGCACATTGGGTGGAGAAGGAATTTTTGGATATAAACATACCGAAAATTTTTACCTTAAAAAAAGAAAACCTATTACTATTAATGGTATTACCTATTCTTCCAGAAGTGAAGCAAAAGAAAAATTAAATGTTTGTTGGAAAATTTTATATAAAATGATAGAAGGTAAAACTTTTGGACATTCAGGTAAACATAATGGTCAATCAAAAGCTGTTGTTATTTTTGGTGTAAAATATGAGAGTAAATCCGAAGCCAAAAACAAACTTGGTATAGGTTGGAAATTATTGAATAAAATTATTGATGAGAATTTGGATTGTATTCCTGATGAATCTTTGAGGAAAAGCCAGAACTCATTAAAAGGATTTGCCAACAAAAAGTTGGCAGATAGTCAAGTGTACCACAAAGTTACTTGACAATGCTCATATATAATGATATACTATGAGTTCTTGTTGCGAGACAAGTGTTTTTAAATTATGAACTAGGAGTTAAAATGACTAAATTATCCGCAAAATCCCGCATGTTGAACACTTTGAAGAAAGCAAGTGGTTACAACACTTTCACAACAAAGCAAGCTCAGGCTCGTTTTGGTATCACTAACGTTGCTGCTCGCATTGACGAGCTTCGTAAAGAAGGCAACGTAATCTACACTAACAGCCGTGTTTTGGCTGATGGTCGTAAAATCAACTACTACCGTCTAGGTACACCAACCAAAGCAATGGTTAAAGCTGCTTTGGCAACTGGTTACTCTTTTGGCGCTTAATCGCTGACTGATATAAGGGAGTCCACTTTTTGGTGGCCTCCCTTTTTTTATTTTTGGAGCACACATGGAAATATCAATTAAAAAAGAAGACTTGCAAAAGAAAAGTATTTTCGTTGCAACACCAATGTATGGTGGAATGAATCATGGTCTATACATGAAGGCCTGCTTAGACCTACAAGCACTATGTTTGCAATATGGAATCAATGTTAAATTTTCATTCTTGTTTAATGAATCTTTGATTACAAGAGCAAGAAACTATCTAGTTGATGAATTCTTGAGTCGTTCTGATTGTACCCATTTGTTGTTTATTGATTCTGATATCAATTTTCAACCACAAGATGTTCTTGCATTATTGGCCTTAGACAAGGATGTTATTGGTGGTCCTTATCCTAAGAAAGCCATCAAGTGGCGTTCTGTGCAAACAGCGTTACGTAAAAATCCTGATATGCCAAGTACTGATTTGGAAAAAGTTGCTGGTGACTTTGTGTTTAATCCTGTTAAAGGTACTGCACAATTCTCAGTTACAGAACCACTTGAAGTACTTGAAATTGGAACTGGATTTATGTTAGTTAAACGTGAAGTCTTTGATGCAATGAACAAGGCATATCCAAACATTCGTTATAAACCAGACCATGTTGGCCAAGCACACTTTGATGGTTCACGTTACATTCATGCTTACTTTGATACAGTTATTGATACATCAGATTCAATTACTGGCGGAGGTTCTGACCGTTATTTGTCGGAAGATTATATGTTCTGTCAAATGTGGCGTAAGATTGGTGGATCAATTTGGTTATGTCCATGGATGAGAACTGCACATATTGGTACTTATCACTTCCAAGGAGACATGCCAGCTGTTGCTAACTTTGTTGGAGAAATGTAATGGGTGAAGGTCGTAAATTTGATGGTGGTAAATTAGAATACGGCCTTTTACCACCACTTGCACTAGAGGAAACTGTTAAGGTTTTAACTTTTGGTGCACAAAAATATGAACGTGATAACTGGAAAAAAGTACCTGAATCTAAGCGTAGATATTTCGATGCAATGGAAAGACATATTTGGGCTTGGAAAAAAGGTGAACAAATGGATCCAGAATCAGGTATACATCACTTGGCACATGCTATGTGCTGCTTGATGTTTTTATATGAACATGATATAATGTATTCTTTAAATGATGGAGATGTGAAATGAAACTTTCTAATGAAACACTAACCGTGTTGAAAAACTTTGCAACAATTAATCCTGGAATTGAATTCAAAACAGGTAAGAAATTGGCAACAGTATCGGCAAATAAATCAGTTATGGCACAGGCAACTGTATTTGATGATTTTCCCGATACATTTTGTGTTGATGACTTAAATGAGTTCCTGTCTGTTCATTCTTTGTTTAAAGATAAAGCTGAATTGAATTTTGATGAACACAATATCATCTTTCAAGGTGGACGTTCAAAGATTAAATATCGCAAGACTGCCAAGAACATGATTACAACTCCTCCAGATAAGGTATTGACTCTACCTTCTGTTGATGTTAACTTCACAATCTCAGCAGAAGATTTGGATTGGATTCTTAAAACATCTAGTGTGTTAAAATCACCTAATGTGGCCATTCAGTCTGATGGTGATACAATTGAGATTGCTACTTTTGATACAAGTAATGATGCTGCACATGATAACTCATTGCAAATTGGTGAAGGCAATGGTAAGAAATACAAAGTTGTATTCCACACAGAATCATTCAAAATGATTCCTGGTTCTTACAACGTGCAAATCTCATTCAAAGGCATTGCACATTTTAAAAATACTAAAGATGATATTCAATATTGGATTGCATTTGAAGCTAAACACTCTAAAACAGGAGAATAATAATGTTGGTTATTTTTACAGATGATAAAACAGACACCTCTCTTGCTATCAATCCAAATCATGTAGTTGCTGTGTTTATTGTTGAAGAAAAAACTGTTATCAATATGTTAAACGGTAATGCAATTGTTAAAGAAGATTACAATACCGTTGTTGGCCTTATTCAAGGCGAATTGAAATAAATTGTTATATTATATTATGAGGTCTTTGAATGAACGAACAATTGTTATGGGTGGAGAAATATCGTCCACTTAAAGTAGAAGATTGTATTCTTCCTGATGCAATCAAAACTACTTTTCTTGAGTATGTAAATAGAAAAGAAATACCAAACCTGTTACTATCTGGTAGTGCAGGTGTTGGTAAAACTACAATCGCCAAAGCCTTATGTGAGGAAGTCGGTTGTGATTATATCGTTATTAATGGTTCAGATGAATCAGGCATTGATGTTCTTAGAAATAAAATCAAACAATATGCCTCAACCGTCTCCTTATCTGGTGGTCGTAAAGTTATTATCATTGATGAGGCAGATTATCTAAATCCAAATTCAACTCAACCTGCGTTGCGTGGTGCAATTGAGGAGTATTCAGGTAACTGCTCATTCATCTTTACTTGTAATTTTAAGAATCGTATCATTGATCCGATACATTCACGTTGTTCTGTTATTGATTTTAAAATCAATGGTAGTAAACAAAAGATGGCAGCTGCTTTCTTTAAACGTGTTGAATATATTTTGGAAAAAGAAGGAGTGACTTATGATAAACCAGTGGTTGCGGAAATTATTACTAAACATTTCCCTGACAATCGCCGTATTCTTAACGAGCTTCAGCGGTATAGTGTTGGTGGCACAATTGATAAAGGTCTTCTTGCATCAGTTTCCGATGTGCAATTAACTGAACTTATTAAGGCACTAAAAAGTAAAGACTTTGCAAATGCCCGTAAATGGGTAACCAATAATTTGGACAATGATCCAACTAAAATCTATCGTAAACTATATGATACTTTATATGATGTATTGACACCAAACACCATTCCACAAATGGTCTTGGTCATTGCTAAATATCAATATCAAGCTGCATTTGTGGCCGACCATGAAATTAATATGGTTGCATGTTTAACAGAAATTATGGTGGAGTGTGAATTCAAATGAAGATAGGTATTATTGGTTTAGGCTTTGTAGGCCAAGCAGTTTCAAATTCGTATGATGATTGGATGACTAGCAAATACATTATTGATATTGATCCAGAAAAGAACAATGCAACATATGAAGAACTAGGAGTAACTGATGCAGTTTTTGTATGTGTGCCAAGTCCTTCTAAAGAAGATGGTTCTTGTGATACCAGTATTTTACAAGAAGTTCTTTATAACTTACGTGGTTATACTGGACCAATCATTAGTAAAGTTACGGCACCACCACAAACATATAGAGAATTGGGAAAAATGTATCCTAATCTTGTATACTCTCCTGAATTTCTTACTGCGGCAAATGCATCACTAGATTATCTACAATCTACATTTATTGTTGTTGGTGGAACAGTAATGGCTTACCAGAGAGAAGCTGCACGTATTATTAATTTGTCACTTAAACTAAACGATAATGTTCATTATTGCTCTTTAGATGAAGCATCAATGATGAAGTATGTTATCAATTGCTTTTTGGCCACAAAAGTTTCGTTTATGAACGAGATATACCAAGTTGCCCAACATAATGATATTGATTTCTATAATGTTGTCAAATTGGCCAAATTAGATCCTAGAATTGGCAAATCACACATGAGTGTACCAGGACCCGATGGCCACTTTGGTTTCGGAGGTATGTGTTTTCCCAAAGATACAAAGGCATTAATTAATTTTGCTCGCACGGATATGCCTATTCTAGGAAAAGTAATTGAAGAAAATGACCGTATCAGGGGGTCATAATGCCTGATTTATTTAAGGAGATTGTACCGTCTATTTTACAGACGAAGAAAAATGTTTTTCAAGATGAATTTGATTACAAAGATTACACGCCATTTGTTGTTAATCGTGCGTTATCTTATCACATCGATTGTGTTCTCTATGCCAACGAAATGAATATCAATTCGGGTATAGACAAAGATATGCAATACCAGTATCTTCTAAATACTATCAGGCCTGTGAAACGGAAGTTTTCTCCGTGGCAGAAATCACAGGTTATGAAGGATTTAGAATGTGTCAAGGTATATTTTGGTTATTCCAATGAGAAGGCCAAAGAAGCATTGCGTATTCTTAATGATGAACAAATCGCTGATATAAGATCAAAAACAACAAAAGGCGGAGTGATAAAGTAATGATTTCAATTACAGATTTAGTTGAAGTGACACTACAAGAAAAAGATGATTTTTTAAAAGTTCGTGAAACTCTAACACGAATCGGTGTTGCTTCAAAAAAAGACAAAATACTATACCAATCTTGTCACATACTACACAAACAAGGTAAGTATTACATTGTCCATTTCAAAGAATTATTTGCACTGGATGGTAAACCAACGGACATTTCAGAAAATGATTTATCACGTAGGAATGCCATTGTAAAACTGTTACAAGATTGGGAACTAGTTGGTATAGTAAACAAAGATAAGGCTGAAAATCCAGAACCTATTATGCTGTCACAGATAAAAATTCTTTCACACAAAGAAAAAGGTGATTGGGAATTGGTTCCTAAATACAATATTGGTAAAAAACCACAGGCCTATTAAAAGGAGAATAAAATGTCATCAATACAATTAGAAATTTACAAAAGAAATGCTGGACTTATCAAAGAAGATACTGAAGTTTTAAACGAAGAATTCACTTCTTTGATTGAAGAATCATATGAGTATGATTCAGCTGATGTAGATTTTGTTTTTGAAATCATGGAAGATATAGAAAATATTTTGGAAGCACTTCCAAAAGCCGCTTATGTTAGCGCCATGAGAACAACCTCTGATCCAGAATATCAAGGTAAAATAGACCGTGATAAAGTCGTTGCTCGTGCTAAAAAACATCACGGCGATAAGTTTGCCAGTCAATTGCAAAAAGGTGCTGACAAAATGCACTTTCCAAGAGCACATCATAGCTTTAGTGCTGGTGATCCGTTAAAAGGTATGTCTCGTTCATCCAGTCCTTCACACACAACAAAGGCTGGCAAACTGACAAAAGCTTCCGTTAAAGGATTGAAATCTACCATAAAAAGTAGAATGGCTAATTGACAAACTAGTATAAATACTAATATAATTATGGTGCCGTGCTCTCTGAGGCGGCAATTTTTTTAACTTGCTTTTTAAAGGAGTCTATATGACAAGCTTACTATTTCCTAAATTGGATC